CCTGTAGCACCTGGAGCTCCAGCCGCTCCGGGAGCACCTGGAGTACCCGTTCCAGAACCTGGTTCACCCTTCATTCCATCAATTCCAGTATCGCCCAAACAACCTTTCTCGCCTTTATCGCCTACAACTCCGCTGAAAATAAGACCACAATCGTTAAAAAAATATCCGTCGAATGATATGATATGATTAGTCATATCTCCGTTAAGTTGTGAAGGGGAAGTCATATCAACTCTATTATCTACACTTACTAAATAAGTTTTTACAGTATTAGTTCCAGTTGAGTTATTTATAATTTCTTGAATTTTATTTGCGTCTAAAATAATCACTTCACATATTTCAATATTTGAACCTTTACATCCTTTAGGTCCAGGCATTCCTATAGGACCTTCAAATCCCATATGTCCTTTACATCCTTTAATACCATTTTCACCTTTAGAACCTTCATTTCCTTTCATACCTTTCTCACCTTTACATCCCATAGGTCCATACGGGCCTGCGCAACCGGTTTCACCTTTAAGACCTAAGTCACCTTTTTGACCCTTTTCGCCTTTATTATTACATTGTGGCGAAGGATGACATGGATTACAGTTATTATTATGGTTATCACACATTATAATATATATAAATATTTTCTCTTTTTGTAATATAGAATTTACAATAAGATTAATTTCTTAAATTAATAATTATAGTTTGAATCTATTTTTGTTGATTCGGTAATACTACTGACTTTTACTCTTAAATATTTATCTACACCATTTGAATCTACACACTCGAAAACTAAATAAGGTTCGCCTGATTGTCCAGGGTCACCACTATCAAAATATATTGTTTTAAATTCTCCATACGATTTCAATTTAGGTGTTTGTTTGCCTAAAATATTTACAGTATCATTATAGTCCATATATGTTGAGTTAGGAAATGTTGTACCACTTTCACCTTTCATACCTTTAGGACCTTCAAGAACCCCTTCCGCGTACTGATCTCCATATAAGACAAACCAGAAATTATTATAGTCTTTTTGAGGATAATGAATCATTGTTGAATTATTAGGTAAGGTTTCAGATGAATAACTAAAATTAGGTAATTTATCCCAATCTGACGCATCAGTATTACCATATGAATTATCCCTTTTCCAGGTTAAATAAGACAGATTATTTTCTGTATCGTTTGAGCCATAAAGTGAAGTTTGCCATGTAGTACTTTGACGTATTCCCCAATCAACTGATTGTTTAATAGCAACATAGTATATTTTATTGCGTTTAAGCAAAACTGGAGTTTCTAATGGAATATCGATAAAATTATTATCAATTTCTCCAATTATTGCGGCATTAATACTTCCAAAAGCAATTTTATTATCAGGCCACGGTTGATTAAGAGCGGAAGATGTAATATTCCAAGGAGGTAGATCTGCGGAATTACTTACTCCATCCATAGCATCTTGTGCGCCATTTTCATATATACCCACAATCCATTTTGAATTACCAACAGTATTTATAAACGATCCATTAATATTATTTTTTACACTACTACCTATTCTGAGTTTAATATTAGAATAATATCCTGTAGTTTTATTCCAAAATCCCTGATAATATATATTATTATTCTCTATATTTATTGTATTATTACTCCTCTCATTTGATAAATTCCAAGATTCATGCCATAAACTACCGGCGCCCGATTCAATGATTATTTTACCATCAACTCCGGGTTCTCCTTTCAATGCCCCTTCAGCATATTGATTACCATATACAATAAACCATATTGATTTGTTAGTTTTTGTAGGAGAATATGTAGTGATATTACCATTATTTGATATATTTGTATAGGATACACTGGGTAATTCATCCCAATTTATATGATTATTATCTCTTACCCATGTCATATTTGTTTCCAAAGCATTATCAGTATCAAGTATTCCATACAGTTTAGTTTCCCAATCAGACGCCGCCATATTTGGATCTACTGCTTGTTTAATTGCTACAAAATACATCTTATTTCTTAATAATCTTATAGGCTGTTCGAAATTTATATCAATCCAATTATTGTCTTTAGTAAGATTATTATCTAAACTATTTGAATTATAAGATGAACCAGGACCAAATATTCCTTCGCCCAGTTTACTTCTTGGCCATGGTTCAGAAATACCGCCGTTATTATTTGTATCCCAAGAAGCGAATCCGGAATTAATGTCATTATTATCCATAGCATCTTGAGCGCCGTTATCATATATTCCCACAATCCATTTTGAATTACCTACACCATTTAACCCCGATGAACTATTAGTTACTACATTATCAGTCACTCTTATTTTTAAATTTGTATAATCTCCACTAGTTTTATTCCAAAATCCTTGGAAGTATATTTCATTATTGACTATAGCTACTCTTTCCGTATTTTTTTCAAAAGTCATATTCCATGATTCATACCAAAGATTTTCTCCAAAACTTCCATCTCCTTTTAGCCCATCTATACCTTTATCTCCTTTTGGACCTTTAAGAGCACCTTCGTTATATTGTTCTCCATATAATGTGAACCAAAATGACTTATCATGATGTTCTGGTGCTGCAAATGGTCCTTGTCCTCCAAATCCATAATTAAAAGATGTTATAGGTAACGAATCCCAATTAGAAGAATTATTATCAAAATTATTTTGTCTATACCAACTTAATCCATTTATTTTAGAACCTTTAGTCGTATCTTTTGTTTTACCATATATAATTGTATTCCAAGCTGTTGCAGACATATTTGGGTCAGTAGCTTGTTTGATTGCTACAAAATATATTTTATTTCTATCAAGATGAATACCTTCATCGTCAAGTTCGATATCTATCCACGCATCACTAAGAAGACCTAATATAGTCGCATTAGTTGAACCCTGTGCTATTTTAGTTCTAGGCCATGGATTAAGCCCTGTATTAGAACTGTTCCAGGGTGGAATTCCACTTGTATTAAGATCAGGCTCAGCACCATTATCATATATACCCACAATCCATTTTGAATCTCCTAAAAATCCAGCAGAAGGGGTCTTAAAACCTGAATCTAATCTAAATCTTATATTCTTATATTGTCCTGCTGTGTTATTCCAAAAACCTTGAAAATATACATAATTATCAGTAAGTGGCATATTATCAACAGAGTTTTCACCAGAACTTAAATCCCAATTTTCATACCATATATTATCACCTGATGCGCCAGCTTCACCATCTGAACCTTTGATACCATTATCACCTCTGTCACCTTTAATACCTTGTAAACCAGCGGGACCTGTATAACCTATCACACCTTGTATTCCTTGAACACCTTGGTCTCCTTCTAGTCCTTGAACACCTTGCGGTCCAGTACCACCAGGTAATCCTGACACACCTCTTTGACCTGGCTCCCCTTTATCCCCTTTAGAAGAACTTGTAGCTGACCTAGAAGAATTAGGTACGTTATTAGAATCATTTTTCATAATTGGTCCTAAATTATTCCAAAAAGCACCATCATAAGATAATAACTGACTGGTCATATTTCCACTTATAGAGTTAGGTTCAAATTTATCATTTCTTGAATCTTTCATAATCGCATATAATTTTGTTATTTTTTGACCCATATTGTTAACATAAGCATAAGGATTACTGGCATATTCAGATAGTAATGATTCTGTTAATTCAATTGAATCAGATATCTCAAGATTATTTCCTTGGATACCCTTTTCACCTTTTAATCCATATTCTCCTAACATACCCTTTTCACCTTTAGGTCCGACGGGACCTGTTTTACCACAACATCCACGCTCACCTTTAGGTCCATTACATCCTTTTTCTCCAGTATTTCCTTTACTACGAATTACTCCATCATCAGAAGTGATATTATTTAGAAAATCATATATTAGTATATTTTGGTTACAATGTTCAGGTGGTTCATTACAACCATTATCTGAATTGTGATTACAATTTACATTGCAGTTTTGGTTACAATTATTGTTACAATTATTATCACACATTTTATAATATATAAATAAATAAATATTATAAAATATAGTACTTATAAAATACCTTCTATTGATAGAACATAGTGTTCATCTTCTATAAAATTTACTGGAGTATTAGGAGGTAGTGGAGCTATCAATAAATATTGTAATTTAACTCCTGTTGAATCAACAATTGGTGTTGATACTATTTTAATTATCATAAACTTATTTCTAACATTATAATTTGTTAACTTGATATAATTTCCTATAGCGGTTTGACTATTTAACCAAGTCATATCGATATTTTCACTAGTTGTATTATGAAATTTTAATTCTAACGCAAGAGTATCTATTGAAAAATAACCTTCAGAAAATACACTAGTATCTACTTTATATTTGTATAATGATTGGTTACTATATAAAAAAGGCTGACTATTAATTCCAGATAAACCTTGAGAACCTTGCATCCCTTTCATTCCTTTTTGTCCCGATATACCAGTACATCCTAAATCACCTTTTTCACCTTTACACCCAGGTTGCCCATAAGGACCAGCAATACCTGGACAACCATCTACTCCAGGGGCACCTTCGCACCCTTGTGGTCCAGGAGGACCTGGTGGTCCAAATTTATATATAATTTTCTCTACAATCTTTTCTGGAGGATTATCACCATTAAACTTTTTGAAACCATATCTATCAGCCATTAGTTATATAATAGTATATGATTATTTATCTTTATACGTGAAATAAATAAACAAAAAATTATATAATATATTTGTCATGAATTATTATTATTAATTATGATTCCTCTGCATATTTTTTTAGCAAATTTAAGTTTTTTAGTAAGGGCTATATACATCTCCCTATTTGAATTAAAACTTAGTAATTCAGTTATTTCAACGAACCTACTTTCATTTATTTCATTGGTATCAATTGGTGTGATATTATCAACAGTATTTAAGACAAAATATACATAATATATAGAGTTATTGATCTTGATATAAGGATCGTCGTCTTTGATATTAATAACTAAACCAGTTTCTTCATATAACTCTCTTTTAGCACATTTGATAAAATCTTCATCTTCTTCCATGTGTCCTTTAGGAAGTCCCCATTTTGGATTATTAGGATTATAACAATTTTTAACTGCTAATACCTTTCTTTGAGATTTATCGAATATTAATACACCTGCTTTAGGCGGATATGTATAAATTTTATCATTAACCTTTACAATTAAATTCTTACCATCTTGATATGTTTCTCTCTGCTTACGTTTCCTATTTTTATAAAAATTTTCAAATCCTTTAGATGAATTCCATTTTGAATTATTTCTACACGTATGATGCTTCACGCATTTTGTCCATTTTCTTTCATTTGTCATATTATAAATATTTGAATTCACTCTATGTATACCCATGGTATTCTTTTGAAATTTAAGTCTTAAAAAAAAATATATCAAATTTTTTAAAATGAATTATCACTTAGATTCATCCATTTTTAACCATCCCCATAAAATAATAGATATCCTTTTTTCGTTTATAACTGGTTTAGGCATTTGTAATATGCCGTGTTTCCAGTTTATATTAACGTCTTTATTGAAAACATATATACTACCATTAGGAAGTGGAACTGATATAATAGTCTTAGTTTTTGAATGTTCAAATGCTACTTCACGTTCTAGTCCAAAAGATACAGCAATAGTTGTATTCTGAATGGCAGCTTTATCTTTTTTTATTGCGGCAGCATCGTGGTGTAATGGTTTCCACTGACTACTATCCTCATATACATTAAATCTGGTAGCTTTCACTTCTACGTCAAAATATTCAGCTAATTTATTAACAACCATCTTAAAAGTTGGACAATGTTTTTTCCAACCTAATTTATCATCTGCTATATAGTGTGTATCGCCATGCCATAATTTGAATAGGTCTATATTATTTTTAGACGCATTTTCGGTCTCTTGTAACAATTTATCTCTTATATTCAAATCAGTTTCATTTCCAAACAGTCCATTAACAATTATTATATCATTTCCAAAAAATTTTCTTTTATATTTATTACTATTAGCAAATGTGCTTATAATCCTCATATCTGGAGGTTTAAATGAAGGTTTAAATGATTCCGTATTTTTAGGATGACGTCGTTTTTTATGTCTCTTCTTAATAGAGTTATTAGATTCTCTATTATTTCGTTTTGAATCAGATTTATAAACTCTAGGAAATTCATGCCTAAATTTACAATTATCACCTTTTTTACAGGTTCCTTTTAAAAAAAAACTACAAGTTTTTACCATAATCTTAAAATAATATTTATTAATATCTTTATATAATAATTATTATAATTCTAATAAGCTCCTTTATCGATATAGGCTTTTCTATAATTATCTTTCTCAATATCTTGTATTACTATACGAGCCTTATGGCATTCTTCAAATTGACCCTTTATGGAGATATATGGATCTTTTCTTCTACTATTGATTTTAATTGTTGTACTTGTATCAGATGAGAGTTCTTTTACAATTTTATCATTGTTTTGAAAAAATTTAATTGTATCCGGAAATAAGAATACTTGTATATCACTAAGCATTATAATTTATATATTCGAAAATTAAATATGGATTACAATTTATTAATTAAATAATTAAAAAAATTCCTGATAGTATTTTCTCTTACAACTAATGATGTTCCTATAATGTATTTTTTCCAGTTATTTTTAGCAGATTTGCTATGAAATTCATAATCATACTGGCATTGAGAATTAGCTCTGATTAAAAGACACTGATTTCCACCGGGATGTTTCTTAATTAAATTAGTTATATCGTATATATAGTGTTTTCTATATACAATAATTCGTTTTCTTTTTAATAACTCAGATATTTCATTAGGAGAAATATACTTCATTAAAATAAGTTTAGATTATTAATCTTATGTAGATATAAATATCTCGAAATTGTCATTTTCTCATTATTAAGTCTATTGTACACTTTTTTATAAACAGTGTACATGGTTTCGTTATTCATATTTATACAGCATAGATAGAATATAAATACCATTAAATTCAATGCGATGGTATATTTATCCCATTTTTCTTCTAAAAAATAAACCAGTAGAATATGCCAAAAAATTACAAATAGTGCTGTTTGAATAGGTATTTTGTTAGCAAACAATACTAAAAAAAATGTAAAAACGGTAGCTATAACTGTTAAAGGATATGGTGAAAGTTCGACAAATCCAAATTTAAACAATAATACCCATATAATTAGCCAAAAGCAAAATATATATAGTTTACTCATACTTATTATAAACTATGATTTTTATCTAATAATTTCTACTAAAAAATAAATGTTATTAAATCTATTTTAATTATTTAAAGTATTGTTATCAATTACTAATTAATATACATGTTTCAAAATATACATCATAGGGCAAATAGCCCATCATGTAATAGAATTAATAATACACATTTATCTGAATCATTAGCTCCTATGGAGATTGATACAGGGAATTTATATAATCCAAATGATATTGATAATTCTAATATAGATAAGTTTAAAAATTTTGTATTTTCACATTACGATTTCTTATATGAAAAGTTTTTTCATATCTATTTCATTATAATATTCGAAATACTGTTTTATTTTAACTATATAGTTGATATTGAAAAAATTGAAATAAAAAGAGTTTTGGCAAATTTCGCCAGCTATGTAAATGCGTTAGGATTAGAATGGAATGCTATTATTCCCAGTGCTGAAAAACGTCGTATTCATTTATTATGTGAAGGTATTAAAAACGATTTAGTAAGCAAAGATAATGTAGAATTAGAGAATAAAGCCTATAACATTTTATGGACACTAGGAATTATATGGATAATACTAACAATTATACATTTCATTGTGTATAAATCTTTTAAAAAGATTGGCATAAATATTTTAAAATCTATATTTTTTATAGCTTTAATAGGTATATTTGAATTTTTTTTCTTTACTAATATAGTTGTTCATTACGCAACAATTACAAATGAAGAAGCCACATGTGATTTATTTGAAGATATAATTTCTTAAATTAAAGACAGAAACATTAAATTTAATATACTGTCGATATTTATAATATGCGTTTAAAATTTCTCATAGAGCCATTATTTTTTTCATTGGAATGTATGCGTTCTGTAAAAAAATTTACCGTTTATTAAGAAAAATCTACGGTAAATTTTTTTCTTTGACTATATTATAATATGTCATCAGTAAACAACCCAATTCAACACACCGCCGGAGACAAACATGCCCCCGGAACATTCGTCCAATACAAAAACGGAGCCGTAGCTCAAGTCCAAGACAACGGAAGATTCAAAATTGTCGCCATGCCTCCTGCTGCTAGAGAAATGGCCAAAGCCAATCTTGCCAGAGCCAGATCCAAAGGAAGATACTCCAAAAAAATGTCCAAAATGGCCGCCGCCAGAGCCTTCAATAAATACTACAAAGGTAAAGCTTACAAATCCGAAAAAGCCAGAAAAGCCGCCATGACCAGAGATATGTGCCACAACAAATCCCACATGATGAGAGATACCTCTGCTTACAGAGCCAACCCAGGAAGATTCGACTACAAAGGCGTCGATGATGGTTCCAGATGCCCTAAAGGCAGAAAAGTCTACCAACACGTTACCAGAGATATGTCCGCTGTAAGAGCTAAAAGAGGACAAAGAGGTGGAAGACAAAGCCAAAGACAACAACAACAACAACAACAACAACAAAAACAACAACAACAACAACAAGAACAAGAACAATGGGAACAAGAATGGGAAGAAGAAAGAGAAAGACAGCAACAACAACAAAAAAAAAGAAGACAAAGACAACAAAGACAAAGAAGATCTAGAAACAACAGACAATAAATTAATTTTTAGTTTTATATAAATAACAAAATCTCTTTATTTATATTAAATGGATTACTATAACTATGATATTGTAATAGTAGGCGGTGGTATATCAGGATTATATACAGCCTATAGATTGCAAGATAAATTTAAAATATTATTGATTGAAAAAAATGGCTATATTGGAGGTAGAATACATACCAATACACTAGTTTATAAAGGAAATAAGTTTAGATATGAGTGTGCTGCTGGTAGATTACCAACTAATCATAAAAGAGTTATGAGCCTCGTAAACGAATTACATTTAACAGATAATTTGTTTCAATTAGGTAATAAAAAAACCTATATAACGAATTCACAGTCTGATTTAGATATTGATTTGGAATTTTATATAAAAGATTTTATGGCTAAAGCGGAAAACAAAAGTGAAACATATTTAAGAAATAATACCTTATACGACTTTTTATTAGAATTATACCAAGAGGATATAGTTGAAACTATTATAAATAAATTTGGATATAAAGGTGAATTTTGGGTATATTCTGCGTATGACGCCCTTAGAGCTTTTACAAATGATATGAATCCTGATAATAAATATATGGGAATAAAAGGTGGTATGGACCTAATTATAGATGGATTATTAGATAGATTGAATAGTAATGTTACTGTCATGATGAAAATGTTTTACAATGGATACGACACAATTAATAATAAATTTATTGTAAGTGTTACTAATAAAAAAACAAAGGAAATTAATGAATTTATATCTGATAAGTTGATATTAGCACTTCCTAAAAATCAAATAGAAATACAACCTCAATTACAATCTAAACGTATTAGAAAAATGGTTCATTCTGTTGAAGCAGTCTCATTTTGTAGAATATATGCGGTATATAATAAAAATAAACAAACAGATAAGGTATGGTTTGACGATTTATCTAAAGTAACTACAAATAATAAATTGGGATATATAATACCAATTAATAAAGATATTGGTTTAATTATGATATCATATACAGACGATATTTTTGCGGACTTTTGGTATGCCAGTTTTAAAAATGGTGATATTGGAAGACAATTATATAAATATCTTAAGGAAATTTTCCCGGATAGAGAAATACCAATGCGTCCAGCAATAACTCGTGTCCATTATTGGGGCAGTGGAGGTCACTTTTTTACGCCTGGAAGTAACTCCGAAAAAGTAATCAACGATATTGTTAAACCCTTTAATTCAAAAGAATTATATATTATTGGTGAATCATATTCATCACATCAATCCTGGATAGAAGGAGCATTAGAAACCTCAGATCTTGCTATAAATAAGATTCTTTATTAATGTAATTATTATAAATACATAAAATTAACATTATATATTTATGATAATGAAAAAAGCAGTATGCGTATTAACAAATAACAAACCAGGTATATCAGGTAATATTGAATTTAATGAACTTGATGGTGGTAGCGTCGAAGTAATATTAGATATTAAAGGACTATCGCCTGGATTACATGGATTTCATATCCATACAACAGGTGACTTAAGAAAAGGATGTAATTCTCTATGTTCACATTTTAATCCTTATAATACCTTACATGGAGACATTTCAGATAATGTTAATAATAGACATGTAGGAGATTTAGGTAACATTCTAGTAGATACAAATGGTAATGCTAAATATAGTTTTAATGATAAAATAATAAGACTAAGAGGAAAACGAAATATTGTAGGACGAAGTGTTGTTATTCATGCGGATGAAGATGATTTAGGGAGAGGAGGTATTGATTTAGATTCTAATAATGAATATATAATTGTCGATCCGGATGTTTATAAGGAAAGTATTAAAACTGGTAATGCTGGAAAAAGAATCGCATGTGGTGTTATTGGTTGGGTAGAATAAATAATTTTATTAAAATTTTATTAAAATTATTTACATATTGATCCCGCAATCATCATAAAGAAACACATAGCTGGAAATAAAAATATCACTAATACTAATAGTTTGTATGGTATATATACTATGTTACTAAATACTCGGAAACAAGTATTCTCTTTATAACGCTTCTTAACAAGCTCTTTATTTTCCCTATAAGTTACATAGATATTATCATATATATCTTCTGCTGATCCTGGCATATGTTTAAAATAAAGCTCTTCAAATTCATTATCAAGCTGCATTAAAAACTCCATAGCTAGAGAATTTAAAATCATATTTAAAATATCTTGTTCAACAAAAATAATCCAGATATTTGCACCATAAACAATAACATTAAATAAAAACTCTTGAAATGTATCAAGTATAGCATTTATACTGTTTACTCTATTGGTTTTTTTTAATCCAATTCTCGTTGTTAAATTATCCCAGATAAAAAAACTTCTTACAAAATAAATCAAACCTATTCCTGCCATAATTAATTTATTTTCAAGGCTATTATTATTTGGGCAATAGTTGCCGTCAAATTTCTTGACCTCATTGCTTAGTAAAGCACCATATAATATCCATTGACTCATAAATACTAATATTGGTAGAGCAAACATTAATGAAAAAATATGAGAACAATATACTTTATTGGTTTTTTTTAATTCTTCATTCAAATATCCCTTTGTTAAATGATATCTAAAAAGACTGAACATTCCAAATTTAGGATCAGACAATACAATATCTGTTTTTTCATCAGAAGTCATGTTATTGTCATCACAAAATGCTTGTGGAGTTAAAAACCCTGGGGAAATCTTTTTATCATGTTCTCCTCCCAATAATAAATGATCTTCCAATTTTAAACATAAACTTTTAGCTACAAGTGGTAACGATTTACACATATGCTCTACACATTTTTTGGGTTTTATATCATATATATTCTCATCCACTTTCACTTCTAGATTAGAATATCTTTTTAGAGAATTTGTTTTAGCTGATGTGTTCTGCTTATTCATATATTAAATATTAATAATAAAGCTTAAGTATTTTATATAAAAATATAATAGAAACTATATAATATAATGAAAGTATTTTATATAAATCTTGATAGAAGAGAGGATAGGAATAAAAAATTTTTAGAAACTTGTCCTCTTAAATTAAATATTCATAGATTTTCAGCAATAGACGGAAGAACAGATAAGACACATCCTAAATACCAATATATTAAAAGTAATATGATTGAGCTCAACTCCGGAGAATACGCCTGTTTTGC